AGCTTTAGTCTTTGTATCTTTGACTAAAGAATCATTATCTTCTATTTTTAAATACCTACTCATTTTTGTAATGCTATTGCCCTAAAGTTTCTAACTTTTGGTGGATTTGTTGTATTGGTTGCAGTTAAAACAATTTTAATTGCAAACTTTTTAAATCCAGCAAACTGAACTCCACTACTGTTTGTATAATTAAGAACGCCTGTTGTTGTGTTTGCACCATTTTTGTATGTATCATCAAAGTTTGGTACATCATATTCTCTTTCTCTAAAGTCAAATCTATTATCAACAGATGAAACAACAACATTTGATGTGACATCATTCATAAGAACATATCCACGATCTCCAAATGTCTCATTGTCCTCACGATTTAGAACCTTATAGTATACATTAACATTACTACTTGGTGGAGTATAAGCATCAAGAATAACTTTTATATCCTCTGCATCTTGTCCATCTTTAAGGTCGATAACTTTTGTAATGTATCGTGCCTTTGCATTTCCACCAGCAGTATTTGAAGATACTCGGCCTGGAATATAAACAGTTGCCTCATTTGTTTGGTCTGCATTAACTTCGTTTTCAACATTGACCATATAGGTACGTTGAATATCAATTGCAGGAGAAACTCTTGAGTTTGTTGAGAACAATCTTATTTCAGCTTCAGCAGTCGGTGGAAGTGAAGATTCTCTTTCCTGTGACTTACTCAAAATGAACTTACGATTTCTGTTATATTGAGTTTGATTGAATTGAAACTCTTTTGAAGAAGTATCAAAAGTTGTAGATGTTGCACCAAATTTAGTTTTTAACTGTGTTGCAGTTTCACGCAAATCTACACTATCTGTGTGGAAGTAGAAAGCATCTTGATTTAATTCTTTTCTCTGCACAAGATTTGCAGTATATCCATAGTCTCTTGTAGTGATAAGACTATTTGGAATAAATTGGTGAGATGCATTTGCAACTGAACCAGCTTGTTTTGTAGTGATACCTGTTGTGTTTGCAATATACAAGTAACTGTTTGCATAAGTTTTTCTATTGTAGTAATCAAGTTTACCAATTGCAAAGTTCTTTGAGTGAATAACAGCAGTCTGACCTGTTGCAACTCCTGTTGCAGTAAATTTCAGAGTAACTGTTTCTCCAACTACAAACTCTGTTCCAGGCTTGGTACTGTCGATTATAATATCATTTGCACTTGCTGTACCTGTACCTGTATTTGCAAATATTCCAACTTCTCTTACAATACCAATTGCACCTGACGTACCACCTGTAACAGTTTCAAGACCACTATTGTTTGCACGACCTTTTATTGTTGAGGTCATTGTCAGTCTCATTGGCCCATGAATAACTTCACCTTTCTTTTCAAAGAAGGCAGTATTACTTGCACCAAGAGCATTGTTACCAACATTTTCAACAACAAAGAAGTCTGTATTTGCTTTCTTAATAACTGCAACTCCTGTTGTATTTGCTTGGAAGTTTGCAATATAAAGATTGAATTTCAAATCTTCTTCTTGTATTGGCGTGTATTGACGGTCATTCGAACTTGCATGAAGCATACCAGCAGCTGGTTGTTTCGTAACTCTGTTCTTTGTACCAATGTTACCTTTTTGAGTGCGACTTGCAGTTAAATCTTCTTCTCCAAGTCTTGAACACCAAATGTTATAGTTTGGACTATTTCCATCTGGTCTTACGACAAGTGCGTATTCTCTTTGAGATGCAAGATAAATGGGAGTTGAAAATCTAAATGTTGTTGGAAGATCAAATGTACCTCGACTGTCAATATTGATATCAGCAGACGCCATACTTACTTGAGAGAAAGGAACGATTGTAGGAGTGATTGCACCTGTTCTCTTATCAACTTCTCTTATTTCTACTGTAACTCCAAGAGTACGGTCTTTTGCTTGGAAATAAAGGTCAACTTTTGTCAGATAACCACCAGAAGCAGTTGCAGAACCGATTCCAGCATCCATGAGCGAGAATGTTTGTGCAAGTGGGTCGATAATACAACTACCACCAAACATTGCAAAGTCGGCTGCAAGATTATTTTCGTAATGTGTTTGTGTGGAAGCACCACCTCCAACAACTACGTTTTTAGGGCCTGCATTTTGAGGAAGGAAAATACCCTGTGTTGCAAGTGAACCAAGTGCTTCTGTAACATCTTGATAAATGTTTGCAATAAGTGGGTCTGTTGAAATTGCAGATGCAACTTCTTCTGCACCTAAAACTTCTTCAGATGCATTTCCAAATCCAGCTGGACTTGGTTGATTTCCTGCATCTGGAATATCGTTATCAGGATTTTCTGTTGTTGGAGGAGGAACATAAGTCTCTCCTGTTCCCTCTGGAGTCGGAGGAGCATTTTCATCACTTGGTCGTGGTTCTCTTGTAACCTCATCATCTCTTGCACCTGGCGGTCTACTTGACTCGATTGTTCCAGACTCAGTTCTTGTACTTCCAGCTGCAAAGAATGTAGCATCGGCAGAAGTTGTTGTGTTGTTTAATGCACGAATGTCTCTTGGACTATCTGTCAAACGGAAAGCTTTTGAGCCAAGATTAAATGAAAGTTGGTCATCATTTGGAAGATTAAACAATGCATAGAAATTACCAGAACTGTCACTATTTAAAACTGTACCCATGCCACCAGAAGGAACAAAGTTTGAATTTGTTGGTGTTACATAACCACTTACATTTACTCCATCAAAGAAAGCATATAGTCGAGTTGAAGGTTTCATTCCAACTGCTTTTACTTTGATAACATTTTGTCTCATCTTTCTTTGAACAGTAGGAGTAGTTTGATGTATAGTATTATGGTCTGGCTGTTCAGAAGGATTGTTCTGTACATTAGGTGGCGGTGTATTTTTAAATTTTCCGTCTAATCCTGCTTGCACTACTGCATTTTTAACTTCTTCAGCAGTTATTCCTACATCTAACATATTAGGAAAATCAGCACCAATAGATGCTAACCAATTTTCCCACTCAGTAGCATCATAATCATCTTCATTGTAGTTGTCATTATTATTAATTGTTGAGCCTGACTGAAACGACAATCCTACATCTGGTTTTGTAATTTGACTTTTCCAACTATCTGTATTTGGGTCAAGAGTCAAAGTTCCTTTCCATTTATAGAAAAGTCCTGCAAGATTACGAGTGTGCGTTGCATAAGGATTTTGAATAACTCTAAAGTGTTTGTATTTTAGAGTAATCAGTTTTCCATCATCAGGTGTTTGAATACTTTGTATTTTTGCAACCTTACCAGATGTACCACCTGTAACACGTTCATTTAGATTAAAGTCTGCTGATGTATCAGAAACAAAAAGCCTATTGTTCACTTGATAATCAAGTTTTGCAGTTGTACCACCAGCTCCTGTAATTGTTTCTCCAGCAGTAAATGTATTTCCTGTAGAATTAGTGTTACTTTCTATAGAAGTAATGTAACAAGCTAATCGTGCATCTCTTGGTTTTAATTGTGTGTTTGTGCTGTTTGCACTATGATAAACAAAGTTCAGATGGTCTTGTTTTATAGGAGGTCTTAACTCTTGTCTTTTTCTATCAACGGATACACGATAATCTGGATGTGATGGGTCGCCAACACCATGCCCTGTAAATGCATCTGTGATAATTCCATTTTTAAATCTGTTGTTTCCAGCACTATCTCCAATAAATCTTCCACTTGTTTCTGATTCAAGAAGTGAAAGTGCAGTATAGTATTCAAGACGAGAAATTCTTTCTTCAAGAACACCAATGTCACTCATCTTAAATCCTCTGTGAGAGACTCTTTCAGTAATAACAGATAAATCCCTTCTCTGTCTTGGCTGTATTTTTAATCCTTCAGAGAGAGGAATAGATGGGAACGGCGGTATATTTAATCTTGCGAGAATCATACCATCAGAAGGAGCTACAGGAGCTCTTGGGTCTGTTGATGGTGTTCCACGAACAGTTCTAAACTTACCATTTCTATCAATAACAACAAGGTCAACACGACCAAGATAATATTCATAGTCAAATGTATATGAAGCATTTGGCGGTGAATAATGCAATCCTGCACTAATTGTAGTGATAACTGTACTGTCGGCAGGATTAGTACTAATGTTTGTTAAAGATGTAACAGAGTTTGCGGTATCTGTAATTCTAGGTCTTATATCAATAGAATCTTTGAGGTCAAATATTTTTCCGTCTATTGGTGAAGCATAGAGAGGTATTTCTTGAGTTCTAATTGAAGTGTTACTTGGATTAGTATCATTTACAGGATAACTATCAACACTAAAGAAACCAATACCAGCAGATGTATCGTGTGTAAAGTAATCAAGTTTTACAAGTAGAAACTCTGTGCTTAAAAGAGTGATTGGTCTAAATGGACTTTTCTTTAATCGTGCGTGTTCGTAGAGATTATCTCTTTGTCCATTGTCAAGAACAAAGTTATCTGTAACATCAACTCCACCTGTCAATGCAGCTGGAATGGCACTAAACTTACGAACCTCTGTAATCTTATGAACATCTGCAAGACCTAATCCCCAAGGCCCATCAACTCCTGTTGTTGCATCTGAAAGTTTGATACGAACATAACGATTCTTATTAATCGTTTTAGAAATCTTAACACCGTTTGTACGTTTTTGTTTTGACGTAAATGTTGCTGATACTGTTCCTGTTGTATTGAAATGTTCTTTGAGGTCAATCTTCAATGAAGTTGTAGATGATGCACCAACAAGACGAGATGCAGCTGCATTAGCACCCATTGCACCTGTTCCTGTCAAATCAATATTGAAACCTGACGGAAGAACTTTATGGTGTTTCTTACCACTTACACTAGCTGCAGTAGTGTTTGCAACAACCATTGCAGTTGCACTTGAAATTTCAAGAATACGATTTGTTACATCTCCAAATCTAATATACTCTCCAACATTGTATTCGTCATCTAAATCTGTTCCTGAGCCTGTAACAGCACGACCATTAACGGCAACTGTTCCTGTATGAGCAGTTGTATGAGTATTTGCATATTGATTTATTGCAAGATAGTAGTTTTCTTTAATTTGAGATGTACTTAAAGTTCCTGTACCATGTATCCAAGATTGTCCACCAAAAGATGCACCAGCTGTTACTGTTACAATACCACCATTTGATATTGCAATGTTTTCTCTCTTGAGGAAAATATGGTCAAGGTCAAGTGTTCCAGAAGAATCAGTTAATCTCTTAACACCCTTTGAACCGATTGAAAAGACGCCTCTTGCAAATCCTGTTTCTTTTAATTGTGCAGTACTGTTTGATAAAACTGCATCAGCAGTTGAGTTTGCAAAAGAGTTTCCTGAGTTGTCAAGGAATACACTACGAACATTTGCAAAATTTTGTGAGGACATTTTAATATCATACAAGTATAGATTGTACAGTCCACTATTTGCACCGACCTGTCCTGACTTATATTCAAGAGCTCTTGCTCTTGCAGTACCAATCTGAACTCCTGCAACTTTACCAAGTCCTGCTGTTCCTGATTGTGCAACATAACTGTTGGCTGCATTACTTCTAAGTGAAACAATACTATGTTTGTTTATATCCCAACCACCATTCACTCCATAAACTTCAAGATAGTTTCCATAGTTTGTTGAGAGTGTATAGTCATCAACAGATTCAACTGCATTTCCTTTTGGAACTTCAATGAATTTTGTTGCTGATATTGCATGGTCATAACCACGAACATATGCTTTGCCTGGCTCTACACCGATTGCAAGAAGTGAGTTGTTTCCACGAAGCGCTGATGTAAAGACACCACTATTGTTTCCACTTCTTAAATGTTCTCTTACACGAACACCAAGTCCACGAACAATGTAATCCCCTTCGTTATCTTTTGCTCTACTTGCAACGTAGTCTCTTATATAATTGTAGTTTGCACCATCATGTTTCTTTTGTAATGCTCCTCTTTGTATTGAAAGATATTCAACAAAGTCTGTGTTTGCACCAAATGAACTTCTAAGATTTCTTGTTTGTAATGTTGGAGTAAGTCTTAATCTATTTGCGCCAGGAGCTGTATAGTTAAATGTACCACTTGCTGGGTCAGTTAAACTTGTATCAGTTGTTGATGTAACAACATTTTCAAAGATTTCAAATCCAACACGAACACTTGCAAATCGTGACCTTTTACCAACAACAACTCCTTGTGACGGTACTCTTATGAAATGGTCTTTTGCAAAGATAACACCTTCACCAACCGTTAATCTTGCACCATATCCTGTTGCGTTTGCTTGTGTGACAACATTACAAGTAAGAGTAGTTGCTGTTCCATTTGTATGTGCAGAGGTAATCTTCTCTCCAGCATTTGAACCATCACCAACAAAAAGTTTGTGTGTGTTATTCGAACTTGCACTTGTGTATTTTACATAGAGTGTCTTTGTTTCTAAACCTGATGCTTCTGCACCTGTAACCGCATCAACAACATATGCTTTTACTCCAGAAGTTGCACCTGTAAGGTCAAGTCCAACAAGTGCAGCTGCATTTACAGATGCACCAGCATCATTGTTATCACGAATACGAACAAATCCAACTTGCTGATCGTAATTAACTTCACACCCTTTTACAATTGCACCTTCATTAAAGACCTTCTCACCAAATCTATCAATTTGGTTTTGAAGCATAGTCTGCATCTGAGTGAGTTCACGACCCTGTACAGCTGCGCCTGGTCTAAAAAGAATCCTGTGAAAATTCTTTGTTTCGTCAAAATCATCATAATAAGGGTCAACATTAAAGTTGGTACTCAATGTGTTTGTATTTGCGACTGAACTACCCATCTATTTTTTCTTCCTAAAACGTAAAGACTAATTTAAAGTCCTCATCTTGGTCTTTTGCCCGAGATATTGCTTGTCTATTTTCTATATATAACACCTTACCTGTAAATGGTTTTAGATCAGGTTTAGTGTTTGCCGATACAACTCCGTTTGCACCAGATGAAGAAACAGCTTCTCCATTTGTAAATGCTGTTGCAGATGTATTTGTAAGATGTATAACACCTGTCGTATTTCCAGCATTTGTGTTTGCAAACCTTACAACTGCTCCTGTTGCACCAGAAGTTGCACCTGTTACTGTGGTGTCCTCTGTAAATCTACCAGAAGCACTTACACTTGTCAAAGTTAATCGTGTTGTCTGTGTAAGTCTTGTTGCTGTTGCACTAACTCCGTTCTGGTATTTAGGGTCAATAACTAACCCAAATCTTCTATAATCGTTTACAATTGGTAAACTATTTGCCTCTGATCTTTGCAAAGTTGTGTTAAAAATTAGATTTTTTCCATTTAACTCATTGATAGGGTCATTTCCATGACCACCATGAGGAGGTATCATTGCTTTTCCAACGGCTCCTGTACCATGAGAACTGTTTGCACTAATCGTAACTGTCGCAGTTGAATAGTTTGAACCAACTGCAATCATATTTACATATGAGATTGCTCCTGCAACGACATTACTATAAGCTGTTGCACCAGAACCATCTCCTGTAATTGTAACTTTTGGAGTAATAACATAGTCTGAGGTTGTGTTTGGTGTAACTGTAAATGCATTGTTTACTGTTGCTTTTCTTGTCGAACCAACATAATCAACAATCTCTCTGACTTGACCAATTCCAAGTCCGCCAGTAATTCTTATAACACTTCCATTATAAACATCATCAGTTCCACTTGCATTACTTTTCAAAGTAAGAGTGTGTGTGGCAGTTCCACTTACAACTAAATTGTTATTTGATACAATTGCATCAATTGCTGTATTGCCTGTTGATAGATAACCACTTCCACCTGTTGTTATATCAACAACTTGTATTGCACCATTTACGGCTGCTTGCTGTATATCCCATTGAACAGAACTATCATCAGCTGCAAGAGTCTTTACAGGAATATAGTTTGTTGAAACAAAGGCATTAACATCTGTACTTGAAATATTGTACATAAACTTCCAACGATATCCGTCAGCAGTATTCAGTATTGTTGTTGCCGTTCCTGTCGGTTGTACTGTTGAGTTTGCACCACCGTTATTGAAAAGACATTTATAAACATTGTTTGCACTTGATAAAACAAAATAGTTATTTGAATAAAGTGCTGTATGTGTATGGTCGTATTGTGCATAAAGATTATTATTTGACCAATTATGTCTTGCAGCCCCATGACTAACAGCTCCTGGCAAAATTCTTTTCAGACCAATCATGTCTCTCCATACATCATAATCAACAAGTCCGACATGATCTGTTATGGCAGGAACAGATGTTTCGTCTGCATAAGGATGAATTTTTGCTATAAACAAATATAGATATGATGTGGCATCTGCAATTGCAGACTTAAACTTTTTTGCATTTTCAATAGAAAAATTCTGTGTTACTACATTTACGGCCATTTTGTTCTTCCAAGATTATTCACTATTTATACACCATTAAGAGTAAGTTATGTCTATCATATGGAAATAATCTGCATTTGCAAGTTTAGCAGTTGTTGAGTTTCCTGTAAATACAGGGTCAATTTTCATTGCAGAGTTTCCATAAACTGTGATTGCTCTCGAATCTGTATTTCCTTTTGGTGTTGGTGCATAAACAGCATTTGCAGTTGCAATACGAATCCAAGTGTTTCCAGATATAATATTTGCAGAATTGAAGAAAGTATTGTTACCATATAATAAACTACGAGTACCAACAACATTAAATGGAACATTTGCAAATCGAGTAAAGAATTGTGTATCGCTCGACCAGAAAGTAATGGCCTGAGTATTTGCAACATACACTCCACCTAGTCCTCGTATCATTGCAGAGGTCAATGCTTCAATTGTTTCTGCTGGTGAGATTGTCATTGATGTATTTGCACTATCAATCATCAATCGACCAAATCGTTTTACTCCAGCAGGATGTGCTGTTTTTTCAACAACATCTCGATAGTCTTTTGTATTTTTTGTACTTTTAATTACATAGGAAAAGTCTTGATAGTAATCACTATCTTGAACAACAAAACTTGAAGAAAGAAATCCTCTTGTATCTGTGTAAGAACCTGATTCACTAATCACTCCTGTTGTTGCAACAACACCAACAGCATTTGCAGTTTTAGCACCTCCTGCAACAGTACCTCTTGCTGGAGTTTCATTTTCAGCAGATAAGTTTCTTAGTGTAACAAGACTATCTTTTGAATACCCTGTTCCCTTTTCATTGACAATAATTGACTCGATTGAGCCAGGAGCATTTGTAATTGTAACCTGTGCATTTTCTCCAAGAATAGTTCCTGTACCACCACCAGCTGCAGTTGCCTCTTGCTGTAACTCTGCAATACTTTCTTGTTTGATTGTTGCACTTGATGGAAGTGTTGAATATCCGTATCCAAAGTCTCCTTGATAGATACTTGTAATTTTACCAATTGCAAGATTTTCAAACTTGAGAGCTGCAGTTAAATGACTATGAACATTTGCAACTCTTACATTGGAAGAACCTGAGGCTGCATTACCACCTCCTAATCCAAATGCTCTATTTGTACCAACATTCAATGCAACGTGAGAGAAGTTATTAATTGTATCTGTATTGACTTCAATATTACCATCATTCGAAACAGCATTGATACGAAAACTTCCTAGTTTACCCGAACCTCCTACAACAGAAATAGTTGCTCCTGTGGTATATCCATTTCCACCATTTGTAAGACTGAATCGTACCGCAGAAGAATCATTTGTTTTTTCTACTGAACCGTTTGCACTTGAACCTGTGATTGGATTTACAAAGGAAAGTCTATCACCAACTCTATGAAATGCTCCACCCTGTGTAACGGACACATTTGCCATTGGGCCTGTTGCAGTATATACCTGTGCAGTAAAATCATCTATACCAGAAGATATAGTTTCATCATTTCTAAACGTACCATTGATGTTTGATAAATCATATCGAAATACATCAACACCATTTTCATTTGTTTCCGTAATAGATTCAACTCTTGCTTGAGCTCCACTTAATGCACCAAGTATTGTCTGTCCACCTTGAGCTGAAACATCTCCTGTTCTGTGAACAACACGAACATAATTAATTCTTTCAAAACGACCATCACTTACTTTAAGAAGTTGTGTAGAAGGATAAAAGACTGTTGCCTTGTCGTTGAATAGAGCATGAAAAAGAAGTTTGATTGAATTTTCTGTTCCCTTTGCACGATAGAAATCGAGAACATTCTTCATAAAGAGTCGTTCATCACCAGCAAGATTTTTTGGTATATCAACAAGAACTTCTCTCTTGAACCAATCAAGATACTCTGATGTTGTTTTGTCAATGTCCTGATAATCTAAAAGATTTTTTGATCTTTCAGTAACATTACCATCTTGCTCCATGTATTCATAATATGCTTTTATGAACTTAACAAGAAGTGGGCCTTCATCTCGTATAAAATCTGGAAACTGATTCTCAACGAGAGTTGAGATTTTTGATTCGGTA